TGCTGTAATAACATTTGAACATGACTTTTATGCTGATATTACAAAATCATACAGAGAATTATCAAGAGACTATTTAAGAGATAAGGGATATATACTAGTAGCTTCTAACATTGCCCCAAACACTACTGCCTGTTATGAAGACTGGTGGGTACATCCTGACCTAGTAGATAAAGATATCATAGACATAATGAAAGATGATTCAGATAAAATAAAACCGGCTGATGAGTATATGTTGATATAATAAAGCTAAAATAGTATAATATTTATACTAAAATATAAAAATGGCTGATATTCCAGTATATGATGGTAATTCTCAATTTTTCCCGGGCGATACGCCTTTTGGATTCTATGATTACCAATATGATTTTCAAACAGACGCAGATAGCGTTGTAGTATTTGTTACTCGACGTTTAGGATGGCCTATTGAAGTAGTTGAACTTCAACCAATCCAAATATACACTGCTTTTGAAGAAGCGGTAACTGTGTATGGAAATGAAGTATATCAATTCCAAGTACAGGAAAATATGCTTTCAATGGAAGGAAACCCAACAGGTTCTGGTCCATTTAATCAATTATTAATGACACCTTCACTAGGAGGTGCTATTAGAGTAGCGGAAAACTATGGTGAAGAAGCTGGTGTAGGAGGGAATGTTACTTACTATAGTGGTTCTTTTCCAACAGTAGCAGGAGTTCAATCATATGACTTAAACCTTTGGGCACAACAATCAGCGTCTATTGGACCGAATGATTATATTGAAGTTAAACGTGTATTTTTTGAAGCACCACCAGCGTCAATGAGATATTTTGATCCTTACGTTGGTATTGGATATAGCTATGAAGGTTTATTAAATAGTTTTGGATTTGGAGCATATTCGCCTGCAATTACATTCTTATTAATGCCTTTATTTTTTGATTTACAAAGAATTCAAGCAATTAAATTGAATGACCAAATCAGAAGAGCACAATTTTCATTTGAAATACAAAATAATCAATTAAAATTATTCCCATTACCTTTAACCAAATATAATGTTTGGATTGAGTATGTTAAAGGATCTGAAAGAGATAGTGTAATTGGTGGAAGAACAGCAAGTGGTTCTGCCGCGACTAATTTAATTACTAATCCTTCTAATGTACCTTATATTAATCCTAATTACAATTACATTAATTCTATAGGTAGAATGTGGATTTATCAATATACTTTAGCACTATGTAGAGAGATCCTAGGGTATGTACGTGGAAAATATAGTACAGTACCTATCCCTGGATCAGAAGTAACACTAAATCAACAGGATTTATTAACTGATGCTAGAGCAACTAAAGAAGCATTATTAGTCCAATTAAGAGATATGCTAGAAAAAACAGGACGTCAAGCTCAATTAGAAAAATTAGCTACTAATTCTGAGAATTTAAATAAAACATTAAACGACGTTCCAATGGGACTTTATATATTTTAATATGGGATACTTAGAACAATTATTAACAGAAGCATCATTTGAAACTTATTTCTCACAGATTATTTTAAAAATGAAAAATGATGCTAACTTTACTGAAATATATAATCAAATTCGTGGTATAAAAAATGTTATTGTTGTTAAAGTAATAGATAACGAACAATTACAAGCTGCCTCTTCTGATCTGTATAATTATTCTTTACTAGAAATGAAATACATTTCTCAAGGAAATTCTATTGAAACTATAAAAGGAATAAAATCAGAAGCACTCAAAATCCCAGGGCTAGTAAAGTTTGAAGTTAGAACAAAAACAATATTAAAAATTAGAAATTACTAATAATGGCTTTATACGGATCTTCTCGTGATATTTCTTTTTTCCATGTTATCAATACAGAGTTGTTACACAACATTATTGAACAAAACGTTGGATATTATCAAATATCATTAGACGAAACTTCAATTAATGTCTACGGTGAAGCTGAAGGTGGTACTAAAATGTATAATCCACCTGTATTAATAGTATGTCTAATTGATAGAGGAAATTATGAAGGTGCTTATGATAATCAAATTGGACCTGATTTTACTAGAAATTTCAGCTTTAGATTCTTACGTAAAGATTTAGTAATACAAAATATTGTTCCTCAAATAGGTGATGTTGTATTATGGAACAACGATTATTATGAAATAAATTTAGTTAATGAAAATCAAGATATAGTTGGTAAAGTACCTGAATATAATTACAATGGAGCTTATCTGAATGATTTTGGAGCAAGTTTCTCTATAATTTGCAACGCTCATTACGTATCACCAGAATCATTAGGATTAACCCAATCTAGATAATGTCAAAACAACTACCAATATTACCAAATACTCCCGCTAGGCGAGTAAATGAGCAGATCGAACCTTATATTTCACCTGCTGATGTGCCTACTCTACCTGAAGATAGAATAACGCGTGCAAATCAAATATCTGTTGATATTGAAAACGATATAACACCGCTTTCAGTTGGATTACAAGACATTGACGAAGCTGTATTTTTTTACTTTAATAATATTATCAAACCTGTAGTAGTACAAAATGGGAATCAAATAATAGTACCCGTATCTTATGCTTCTGCTGAAAGATGGGTATCTGTTCAAAGAGATGGATATTTTAGAGATAAAAATGGAAAAGCAATGCATCCTTACATTATTGTAAGACGAACAGGATTTGAAAAAAATAGAACATTAGCAAATAAATTAGATGGTAATGGAGTAAACAATTTTGCTGTTGCTCAAGGAAGATATAATTCAAAAAATCAATATACTAATTTTGACATTTTAAATAATTATTTACCATCTGAAAAATTCTATTTAACTCCTGTACCTGATTATATCAACGTAACCTATGAATGTGCTATTATTACCAACTTCATTCAGGAAAATAATAAAATAGTTGAAGCTATTGAATTTGCTTCAGATTCTTATTGGGGTAATAAAAATCGTTATCAATTTAGAACATATATTGATAGATTTGATTCAACTAATGAATATTCAATTAGTGATCAACGTGTAGCTAAAACAAGTTTAAGTATAACATTGTATGGGTATATTATACCGGAAACAATTAATAGAGATTTAGCAACTAAGGGACAACGTCAATTTTTCTCAAAATCCGTTGTTTCTATTACTGGAGAAACTGTAGTTAACGCTAATGGACCTGCTGGTGCTCCTGCTGTTCCTGGAGCTGGTAGACCAATACCTAGTCCAACTCCTAGCCCATCAATTACTCCAAGCATATCAATTACACCTAGTATAACACCTAGTATATCAATTACACCAAGTGTAACCCCACCTATATCAGTTACACCTAGCGTAACACCAAGTATATCAATTTTACCTAGTATAACACCAAGTATAACTCCATCTATTTCACCATCAACACCAACCGTTTATGGTGGTAGTATAGATTTTGGTAATGAATATGGTAGATATGCTATTACAAACGTAGCTAATACTGATTATTCATTAGGATTTAATGATTTTACAATTGAATGGTTCCAAAAATTAAGCACTATTGACCCCGCTAATGGAGCAATAATTCCATTTTCTATTTACAATTCAGATACAGACTATTTAAGTTTCTCTATAGGTAATTATAATTCTAATATATTATTTCAATTAAACCAAGTAATAGCTGGTGCTGGAATTAGTTATTCATTTGTTACTTCAACCCCAATAGCAACAGTACTTGATTGGGCCCATATAGCTATATCTAGAGTAGGGACAACATTTAATATTTATGTTAATGGTGATTTAGTAAATCCTGGAAATAGTATAGGAAGTGCAGATTTACAACCATTATTATCTAAATTATCTCTTGGAAATCAAGGAGAATATTTCCCATTAAGTTACAGATTCCCAGGAAAAATAACTAACTTTAATTTTGTTAATGGAACAGCATTATACGCAGGTAGCGCTATTACTCCACCATCATTACCAATAACACCGTCAGCTAATACTAAATTATTATTATTAGCAACAAATAACGCTGGGTTAGTAACCGACTCAAGTGGATTAAATATAGCTGTAAATAATATTAATGGATTAACTTGGAGTTCAGATAATCCTTTCTAAAACACTTGGATACTTCAGATATGTTTTGTATAATATAAAAAAATAAGTAATGTTTAAAAAGTTTAAAGAAATAGCATCAGCTTGGATAACAGCAGCCAATCCTACACCAGAAGAAAAAAAATTAGCTGAAGATAGAGCATCTATATGTAATGGGTGTGAATTTCGTAAAAAAAATACAGCAGTAGTTGATTTTTATTATTGTGGTTTATGTGGCTGTCCATTAGATAAAAAAATATTTTCTCCTATTAATTTAGAAACAAATCCGTGCCCTGAAAAGAAATGGGCTAAATAATAATTTAAAAACCAACGTTATGTTAAAAAGAAACACAGAAGATCAAACACAATCCTTAGACCAATTAACTGTAGAAGAATTAGCTGAATTTAAAAGTATCCATGAAGGGTATCAAAAAGCATTATTCGATTTAGGAGTAGCAGTTCTTAATATTGAAGAAGCTAAAAAAAGACTAGACGAATTAAATGGAAATCGTATCGATTTAATCAACTATATTCAAGAAGTTAATGAAAAACGTTTAGTATTAACTGCTAAATTAGGCGAAAAGTATGGAGATAGACAAGTTGATTTGGAAACAGGTGAACTAAAATAACTCTATTTTAGGTTTGTAAGGGTTTTAGAATATTTATCATTAGAACAACCCCTAATACAATTTAAAATAACAACATAAAATGGCAGAAGCAATTATCTCTCCTGGTGTATATACCAATGAAAACGACCAGAGCGCAGTAACTCAAGGCCCTATTGAAGCTGGTGCAGCTATCGTTGGACCAACTGTTAATGGTATTCCTTATGTTCCAACATTAGTTACTTCATATAGTGACTATATTGCAAAATTTGGAACTACTTTTAACAATGGAGCAAGTGGCTCTATGGAGTATTTTACTTCATTAACAGCTAAAAACTATTTCGATAATGGAGGTGCAACTCTATTAGTAACTAGAATTACACACGCAGGAACAGGTTCAGCATTAGAACAATTTTCTTCTGCAAGTATTCCTTTAGTAGGTATAAATGCAACTTCTTCTATGAGTGTTGCTGGTTTACATAAGGATGATGGTGGTGCTGGAACTGTATTTTTAACATTAACAGGTTCGATAACAGGTTCAACAACAGCTACCTCTTATGGTAAATTTATAATGACAGGTAGTACTACTTTGATAGATGCTGCTCCAATATATTATGTTACAACAGGATCAACAGATGTAATTACAACAACAAATCTTGTTAATAAAATTAATTCATTACAAGATACATTTAGAATTGCTGCAACTGCTTCATTTACAACTGCCTCATTTACAGCTAGTTTAGGATATCCTTATCAAATTGAAGCATTAGGAAATTCATATAGAGCAATATCATCAAGTATTACTAATAACTTTGGTGGTGGTGCTAATGGTACTCAATGTTTTGAAATTGAAACATTAGCTTGGGGTGATCAAATGAATAATGCCGGAAGTGTATTATCTTCAGGTGCTTTAGTAAGCGGTAGTGCTATTAATGTTCGTTGGCAAGTTCAAAATGTAAATACTACACAAGGTACATTTACATTGCTTGTAAGAAGCGGTAATGATAATGATCTTCAACCAAATGTTCTTGAAACATGGACAAACTTATCAATGGATGTTAATCAACCTAACTACATTGCTAGAGTAATTGGTAATACTAAACCAGTTTACACATATTCAGTAGCAGATGGTCAAGGATATATTGATTATATTGGTGATTTCCCGAATGCTTCTAGATATATTAGAATAGCAAACGTACCTCAAGCACAATACGGTACATTTGATAACAATGGTCTATACCAATCAGCATTATATAGCGGAAGTTTACCATCAAACGGATATGGAGGTTTAGCAACAGCAGGTGCCTTTAATGGTGGGGTAGTAGATACTACATTACCAAGATTCATGTATGAAAACATTGTTTCAGGTGTAACAAATGCTCAAGGATTTACAACAACTGATTATGCAGTAGCTTTAAACTTATTAAACAATACAGACGAATATCAATTTGATTTATTAATGACTCCTGGTTTATTCTTAGCAGGTGGAAATTCAAACATTAATATTGGTGCTAACAATGCTGATCCAATCGCATTATGTGAAGGAAGAGCAGATGCTTTAGCAGTAGTTGATCCTGTTCCTTATGGAGGTACAGTTACAAGTGCTAAAACAGCAGCAAACGCTTCAAACTCAAGCTACGCAGCAACATACTGGCCATGGTGTCAAGTATTTAGTTCAGCAATGGGTAGATTAGTATGGGTCCCTGCTTCAGTATTAATGGGTGGTGTATTTGCCTTTACAGATCAAGTATCAGCTCCATGGTTCGCTCCAGCAGGTATTACTAGAGGTGGTATTCCAAACGTAGTAAAAGTTGAAAGAAAATTATCATTAAACGATAGAAATAATTTATATTTAGATAATGTAAACCCATTAGCTACATTCCCTGGAAATGGTGTTGTAGTATTCGGTCAGAAAACATTACAACAAAAAGCAACTGCTTTAGATAGAGTAAATGTTAGAAGATTATTAATTGCATTAAAAGGATATATTAGTGGTGTAGCTCGTTCATTAGTATTTGAACAAAATACAGCAGTTACAAGAAACAAATTCTTAAACCAAGTAAACCCATACTTAGACTCAGTAGTACAAAGACAAGGTTTATATGCGTTTAAAGTAGTAATGGATGAATCAAATAACACACCAAGTGTTGTAGATAGAAACCAATTAATAGGTCAAATTTACATTCAACCAACTAAAACTGCGGAATTTGTAATATTAGATTTCACAATCTTACCAACTGGTGTATCATTCCCATAAGAAGTAATATTTATAATAAACAATTAATAAATACAACATAACATGCCTATATTAAACGCAAATGAAATGATGTTTACTCAATATGAGCCTAAAGTTCCAAACAGGTTCATAATGTATGTAAATGGTATTCCATCATATATTATCAAAGGAGTAAGTGCCGTAAATTTTGATGATGGAGAAATTATTCTAGATCACATTAACACCTATAGAAAAATCCGTAGTGGAAAAAGGCTATGGGGTGATATGACATTCACATTATTTGACCCAATCGCTCCATCAGGTGCACAGGTTGTAATGGAATGGGCTCGTTTAGCATATGAATCAATCAATGGTAGAGCAGGTTACTCGGATTTCTATAAAAAAGACATTACATTTAATGTTTTAGGTCCAGTAGGTGACGTGGTATCAGAATGGGTTATTAAAGGTGCTTTTATTAAAACAGCAAACTTTGATGATTACGATTGGTCAACATATACAGAAGCAGTAAATCTTACTATGACAATTGGTATGGATTATTGTATCTTGAACTACTAATATGAATAATATTCTTAAAGAACTAATTCAAGAATGCATTTCTGAAGCGCTTAATGAAAATAGAGTCGTAGATGGAGATGTAGATCCACACAGAAATAGTGTAGCTAATATGCTCAAAGGGTTTACTTATATGCTTAATGAATTAGACATATTAAAAGACTATAATCAATTAACAGACAGAGAAAAATCTGAGTTTGTTTCCGGAATAAAGGGATACGTTGATCGCTATTTCTCAGACAGAACAGATGCTCCTAGAAATTAAATAAATAACCCGATAGAAATATCGGGTTTTTTTATGAGAAACATTCTTTCGTTATATTTATATATATAAAATTAAAACAAGTTTATGGCAGATTTAAAAATTCCAACGGAAACAGTTACATTACCATCAAAAGGTCTTGTATATCCTGAAACATCTTTATTAGCTAAGGGAGAAATCGAAATGCGTTATATGAGCGCAAAAGATGAAGATATCTTAACTAATATCAACTTTATCAAGCAAGGAACAGCTATTGATAAACTATTAAAATCACTTATTGTAACACCAATTGATATTGATGATTTAGTTACAGGTGATAAAAATGCAATTTTGTTTGCTGCTCGTATCTTGGGATACGGAAAAGATTATTCTTTTAAATTTAAAAATGAATCAACAGGTAATGATGATGAATACACTTTAGATTTAACTACATTAAGTGAAAAACCTATAAATGAAAATTTATTTATCCCTGGTAAAAACGCATTTAATTTTCAATTACCTAAATCAGGCAATGATGTAGTATTTAAGTTGTTAACTGGTAAAGATGAGAAAGCAATTGACGCGGAAATTAAAGGACTTCAGAAAATTGACGCAAACGGGTCATTTGAGAATACTACGCGTTTAAAACACATGATAATCGCAGTTAACGGCAAGACAGACATGGTATCAATTACCGAATTTGTGGATAACTACTTACTAGCCCCAGATTCAAGAGCATTAAAGAAATATTATAATGAAATATCCCCAGATATTGAAACTACAATAACTTTAAACAAAGATGGCTACGTTCAGGAGGGCGTAACTATCCCTATCGGGATTAACTTTTTTTGGCCTGACGCCTAAATACAGAGAATATCTATTTTCTAGAATACATGAAATAGTATTCTATGGGAATGGAGGATACGATTGGAATACAGTTTATAATTTACCTATATCGCATAGAGACTTTATTTATAATAAAATAAGAGAGCATTTTGAAAAACAAAATGCAGAGGCTGAAAAGCAACAAAAATCTATGAAATCGGCTTCATCAACAACTGTTAAACCTCCAATGAATCCAACCTATACAGCAAAAGCCCCACGAAAGTAGGGCTTTTCATATTTATCTACACAACACATCACTATGGCTGATAATATTAATAAGCAAGATCTTCAAGATAATACTGAAGAAATAAATAGATTTAATGATTCCTTAAGAGAATCTATAGATCTATCTAGATCTTTATCCAAAAATGTTAAATCTGTTACTGATGCTCTTAAACTTTCTAAAGGAGCCAACAGTGAACTTTATGCTGATTTAAGTAAATATAATGATGCTTTAAAACAAGCTCAAAGTTTATCTAAAAGATTACTTACGGGAAGAGTAAAAGAACAAGAAGTATCCGATGCTTTAAAGAATATTGAAAAGACTTATGGAGAGTACATGACTCGAAATAATAAGTCATTTGGTGAAAGAGGTAGATTTACTATAAGACAAAAAAGTCTTCAAGAAGAACTTAATAAATTAGCCGATAAAGAAGTTAAACGTCAAGAAGATATAGCAAATGCTGATGCTCGTATTGATAGTTTAAGACGTGATTTAGCTACTCAGGAAGCTGCTCGTCAATCTACAATGTCTCGAACTCAAAAAGATATAGCAGACGCTGCTATTAGGGATATTAAAGAGAGAATTAAGGAGGAATCAGAACTTATTAGGATTACAGAAACACTATCTAGTAGTGCTGAAAGAGTTATTTCTAAAAAAACTAAAGAGTTAGAAAAAGTTGATGAGATAATAGAAGCTCATAAAGGTATTCAACGTCAATATGAAGAGGAAATAAAAGCAAATGAAATTCTTCTTGATCAAGTTAAAAAACAAAATTTACAATATAAACTTACTAAAGGGGGAATTGAAGGTTTATCTAGTGGATTAAAAGATATAAAAAATCTATTTGGCCCATTTACAGCTATATTTGAATTCATTAAAAAAATAGCATTTGGTGCTTCTGATCAAGTAGTAAGAATACAAAAAGGTTTAGTTGCAAGTAAAGAAGAAGCATATGCTTTAAGACAAGAATTTAATAACGCTGCAGTAGCTTCAGAAGATATAGCTATTACTAATGAAAGAATGATTGCTGCTAATTTTGAATTAGGAAAGCAATTAGGATTTAATACTAAGTTTAGTGATGATATGAACAAACAGTTCATTAAATTAACTAAACAACTTGGAATTAGTGAAGAGGCCGCAGGAGGTTTAGCTAAACTTACTAAAGCAAATGGATTAGAATTTAAAGACGTTAAAAATACAATTTATCAAACTACACAAGCTTTATCTGCTCAAAATGGTATTCAAATAGACCAAAGAGAAGTTATGGAAGAAGTAGGTAAAGTATCTGGTCAAACATTAGCTATGTTTAAAGGTAATGTACCTGCTCTAACACAAGCTGTTGTTCAAGCTAAATTATTAGGCACTACCTTAGAAAGCACTAAAAAATCTTCAGCTGCTTTACTTGATTTTGAATCATCTATTGAAAATGAATTACAAGCTGAATTAATTACTGGGAGACAATTTAATTTAGAACGTGCTCGTGCTGCTGCTTTAACAGGAGATTTAACAACAGAAATGAAAGAGTTAGCAAATCAAGGAATTGATTTTAATAACTACTCTAATATGAATGTTATTGCTCAACAAAAAATAGCAGACATGATGGGTAAAACCACAGATGAACTTTCAGACCAACTATTAAAACAACAATATTTGGGTATGTCACGAGAGCAA